GCAAGTTCACTTCGCCCCAGCGTCGTTCGGTGCCTGATCGGCTGATTACGTTCGGCGGGCGCGTGTTGTTCGTTGAGCTGAAGGCGACCGGCAAAAAGCCTACCGAAGCTCAGGTGCGCGACCATGATCGTCGACGTGCTGCGGGTGCCGAAGTGGTTTGGCTGGACGCGGTTGAGGGAGTCGTATACGTGATAGACGACCTCAAAAGAAATCAACCTATTACGGTCGATAAATATTTCAGGGTGGATGCTTGATGGAAATAAAAATTACGTTGCTCGACGCTAAAGACCTGCCTGCGCACATCAGCGAAATGGACCGGGTAACTCGCGAGTGGACTGAACGGGCTGCGCGTGGCGAATGCGGCTGGGTTTGTTCAGATTGCTGCTACACGTTCAACGAAGGTATGCCGAATAAGTGCGAGCACGGCAACCAGTGGTGCACTGACATCATTATTCGCGACAAGCAGCGCGCTATGAAAGAAGGAAACGAGCCATGCTAGAAGGCGATGCAGCAGGGAGTCTTGTCTGATGGCAATTGACTTCATCCCGCGCCGCTATCAGGAACTGATCGGCGGCTTCATCGTCGGCAATAAGCGTTGCGCTGTCTGGTCTAGCCCGGGTACCGGAAAGACCGGTGCAACGCTATCGGCGCTCGAAGACCTAACCTTCGTCGAAGACGTGTACCCATGCCTAATAGTGGCACCTCTCAGGGTCGCGCGTACCACATGGCCGAACGAGGTGCGCAAGTGGAACCACCTCAAGCACCTGCGCGTCGTTGTCGTCACTGGCGCGTTAAAGGAGCGGCGCGCAGCGTTACGCATTCCAGCGGACATCTACACGACAAACTTCGAGCAATTACCGTGGTTGGTCGAGGAGTTGGGCGACCGCTGGCCCTTCAAGACCGTCGTAGTCGATGAGGCGACCAAGTTGAAGGGCTTTCGCTTACGGCAGGGCACGCAGCGCGCCAAGGCACTTGCACGGGTCGCGCACACCAAGATCAAGCGGATCATCCTCTTGACCGGTACGCCCAGCCCTAACGGCTTACAGGATCTTTGGGGGCAGATGTGGTTCGTCGATAAGGGCGATCGCCTCGGCCGAACCTTCGATGCTTTCAAGCAGCGCTGGTTTCACGCTTCGCACACCGGGTTCGGCGTAGAGGCGACCGACCAAGCCCAAGGCGAGATCCAGGCAGCGCTTAAAGACGTGTGCATCACGATCGATGCCGCCGACTGGTTCGCACTGGAAGAGCCGATCATCAACAAGATAATGGTCGATCTGCCACCCTCGGCCAAAGTGATGTACAAGCAGATGGAAAAGCAATTCTTCATGGAGCTGGAAGGCGGACAGCAGATCGAAGCGCTAAACGCTGCGGCCAAGTCGATGAAGCTTTTGCAGATCGCGAACGGCGCAGCCTATTTGGAAGGCGGGCAAGACTGGGAAAAGATCCACGATGAGAAGCTGGACGCACTGGAGGAGATCATCGAGGAAGCCGCCGGTATGCCGGTATTGACGGCCTACAACTTTCGCTCAGATCTCGCCCGGCTCAAGAAGCGTTTCCCGGACGGCATAGACCTGGCTGAGAAGGGCGGCCTCGAGAGAGCGCAAGCCGGGGAAGGTCGAGTATGGTTCGCTCACCCTGCGTCGGTAGGACACGGCGTGGATGGTTTGCAGAACCACACGAATATTATGGCGTTCTTCGGCTACTCGTGGAGCTTGGAGAACTACCTGCAGTTCATCGAGCGGATAGGCCCAACGCGCCAATTCCAAGCGGGCTTCAAGCGGCCGGTGTTCATGCACATGATCATGGCAGCCGATACCCTGGACGAATTGGTCTTGGAACGCCTGCATAGCAAGCGAGAGGTTCAAGACATACTCATGGCCGCGCTAAAAGAACGCGGCTACCTAAAGGATGCCGCAGCATGAAATTCAGAGAAAACGATCCCCTGACTTTAGAAGTTCTGAACGATCGCCTGAGGTACGAACCGGATACCGGATTGTTCCGGTGGAACTACGAACGCAGCTACAGAGCTAAGAAAGACGCTCTAGCCGGGTATACCCGCGAAGATGGATACGCTCGTCTACGAATAAACGGACTTGAGTATTTCGCGCACCGCGTAGCTTGGTTTGCTACCCACGGCAAGTGGCCGGAAGCTGAGCTAGACCACGTAAACGGTCTAAAGGACGACAACCGACTTTGCAATCTGCGTGAAGCCGATCGGGTCTTTAACATGCAAAACCAGAAGAGAGCCCACCGCGGTCAGCAGACGGGCCTTCTAGGCGTTTACCCGGTAAACACAGGAGGGTTTACGTCGTTCATCCAAGTGGACCGGAAGCGAATCTACCTCGGCTACTTCAAAACCGCCGAAGCGGCGCACGAAACCTACCTAGCGGCTAAACGTGAACTTCATCCAGGTAACACGATATGAGCGAACAGAAAACCGGGGGCAGTGTCGACTACTACAAATGCCACGTCGCTGACCCCATTGACCCAAACGCCAAGCCGTACACCGCCGAGAGCATCGACATTATCGAAGCGCTTGGCATGACCTTTGCGGAAGGCGAAGCGTTTAAAGCGATCTGGCGTACTTGCACTGGCCGAATGGGCGGCGCGGTAAAGGCCGACAACAAAGCGCTTTACAACGCTGAGAAAGTCGAATTCTTCGGCGCTCGCATGGTGCGGGCCGCGAAAAGGAGTGAAGCGGATGGAAGTTAAAATTACGTTGGTCGACGCTAAAAACCTGCCCGAGCACATCAGCGAAATGGACAGGGTAACTCGCGAGTGGACGGAGCGGGCTGCACGCGGTGAATGCGGCTGGGTTTGCTCAGACTGCTGCTACACGTTCAACGAAGGTATGCCGGACAGGTGCGAGCATGGCAACCAGTGGTGCACTGACATCATCATTCGTGACAAGCAGCGCGCGATGAAGGAAGGGGTAGAGCCTCAGTGAAAATCCTAGCCATGCTCTACATGCTAACCGCAAATGGCCCGGTGCCAGTGGCCGCGTACTTCACGCAGGACGCCCAGGTTATCTGCCAGGCGACAGCCGCTGCGCAAAATGCAACTGAGGAAGAGGAGTATTACTGTGAGTGATCGCGAATTGTTGGAACTGGCGGCGAAGGCCGCGGGGTTAGAAGGGGATTTCAAAGAGTTGCGTAGCGCTTCACGAGACCATTTCCGGCAGCTTCGGTATAAATCTAGAGAAGCTTTCGTAACGAAAGGATTGGTTTGGGACCCTCTTAATGACGACGGGGACGCGCTGCGTTTGGCGCATGCTTTGAAAATATCTATCGGCTTCAATATAGAAAACGGGGACCCGTGCGCCTGGCGTACGCGGCGGTATCAGGATGTAAGTTTCGTCGAAACCGACGGGCCTTCCGCACTTCGGCGATCTATAGTCCGTGCGGCTGCTGAGATCGGTAAATCACTTCGCTGAACGCTTCCTCAATTCCGACCGGCAGAACTGCAACTCGGCGAACTGCCGGTCGAGTCCTCTTCGCAAGGCGTAATAATCTTGTCTAACAGAGGCGTCAAGTTCTGCGGTTCCGCTGACAGCTCCGCCGGGAACGGTTCCATCGGCGCGCACTGCTGGACAACTGGCTTTGACACGCAGCCGCTTAGTGCCATTAGCAACAGCCCGCTCAAGACGATTAGTCTCATTTTCTTTACCCGCCTTGTACTCTATGAACGTCTGCCGGATGGCTTCCGTCTGTGCGCGTGACGCGATTAGCTGTTGGTTCACTGCGTCCACGTTCGCTGCTATGGCGACATCGGTGTCGTGTTGAATGTCGGCCAGGTTGTTATCCCAACGCAACCCCTGGACGTACCACGCGCTACTGGCGCCGATCAGTGCGGCCAGGGCGTAGCCGTATCCGCTAAAGGTCATATGCTTTCATCGCGTCTGCGTAGTTCTTTTTCCACTTCGCCCTAAGCTCTTCCGGCTGTCGTGCGTAAGCACCCGGGCGCCAGGTACGCAGATACAAAGCCCATGCTCCGGCTTCGTCTCCGGCGGTCGGTAGCGCTTTCGGATCGGTGTAGTAGAGGAGGCGAGCCAGTGCGGCGGCCAGAATCTCGTCAGTCTTTATCGCTTGGTAAATCGATCCGGCGTCGAAAGCGACTTTTCGCGCCGTGCAAACTGCACGACAGAGATCGATCGAAGCTCTATGCGTCATCACACCTTTTACACCGCCACCGCGTTCGAACTGATAATCGCCCACGGCAGGGCCGCCGACTTGCTGCGCCAGTCGTTGCGGGTTTTCTTGACGGTTGGTGGCGTAGAGCAGGACTGCAGCGTCAATCGAATTCATCTTGGCCGGCAAGAGCGCGAGCCCCGCGGCGATATCGGTCTTGAGGGTCACAGGAATAACCTCGGATTAATAGGAGGGATCATCTTCGCCAAGTTCCCCTTCGCTCTAACCAGTAAGCCTAATACGCAGCCGAAGGCTATGATAAGCAAGCCATGAACCATGGCCGGGCCGGGCTTTACGATATGGAAGAGGATAAGCGTGAAGAGTCCGACGTTAGCTGCGGCAAGCCCTACGGCTAGCATAGAGACGCCCCAGCGTTGTCGTGAGTGTGAACCGTTGTAAGCGAAGAGTATCAGGAAGGTTGCGAAGTGGATCACGCACTCTACCCAAAGCAGAATCACGTTAAGCTCCA